CGACGGGGGCGCATCAGGTGGTCGTGCAGAAATGCGCGGGTGTGCAGAATGGGTCTGCCAAGAGCCTCGTCGTGGTGGACGACCGGCTGTATTACAAATCGCGGATGGGCGTCTGCGTGTACGACGGGAGTTTGCCGCAGGAGATCGGCAGCTGCTTCGGGACGAAGCTCTACTACAATGCCGTGGCCGGCGGCGCCAGAGGAAAGTATTTCATCAGCATGGAGGATGCGGCGCACAACTGGTCGCTGTTCGTCTACGACACGCGCAAGGGTCTGTGGCACAAGGAGGACAATACCCACGCGGCGGACTTTGCCCGGGTGGACGATGAGCTGTATTTCCTTGAGGACGGAACGCTCAGGACCGTGTACGGGAGTGTCGGGACGCTGGAAGGCCAGGTAGGCTGGATGACGGAGACGGGGATCATGACGTATGGGCTGGTCGGGAAGAAGTATGTGTCCCGGATCAACCTGCGGATGCAGCTGCCGAAGGGCTCAAGCGTCGACTTCTGGGTGCAGTATGATTCCGACGGCGTGTGGCGGCACTGCGGGCACATTGAAGGCCGGGGGCTGCGGACGTTCCTGCTGCCGATCCGGCCCGCGCGGTGCGACCATCTGAAGTTCCGGCTGACAGGGAAGGGCGAGATGAAGCTGTTCAGTCTGGCGCGAGTCCTGGAGGCAGGAAGCGATGCGTAAGACGGGAGGTGCAACATGGGTAGTCTGACACTTGCATACCCGTCCATCGCGGGGAAGACGACGCAGGAGCAGCTGGAGAGCATGCGGCGGTATCTGTGCAGCGTGACGGAGCAGCTGAACCTCGCCGACTGGTCGGCGAAGGCGACGCTGACGGAGATCTCGCAGGCCATCGACGCGGACAGTTTGCCCGAGGCGGAGAAAAAAACGACGCTCTCCGGCTACGGAGCGCTGAAAGCGCTCATCATCAAGACGGCGGACTTCGCCGCGGCGAACTCGGAGACGTGGTCGACGAAGCTGTCCGGCAGCTATGTGGCCATCTCGGACTTCGGAAAGTATCTCGAAAAGACGCAGCTGACGATCGAGGGCAATTCCGTCGGCATCAAACAGCTGTATGACTACACGGCGGGCGTCAACAACCAGTTTTCCGTCAATTCGAAGCAGTATATCAAGACGGGGCTGCTCTACTACAAGGACGCTGCGCCGGTGTACGGCGTGGGCGTGGGGAACATCGAGACGACGGTGACGGACGGCGGCGAACGGGTCATCGACCAGACGAAAAATGAGCTGGTGACGGTGACGCCGAACCGGGTGAGTTTCTGGCAGGACGGGCAGGAGGTCGCGTATTTAAGCGACAAGAAGCTGCATTTCCCGTCCGGGACGCTGGAGGCGGCGGGGGCGGTGCTGTCCGGGAAGATCACGGCGGCAGCCGACTCGACGTTCGGGCCGTGGACGATCTCGGAAAGCAGCATTTACCGCACAGCCAACGAATTTGGGGGCAGCGCAAGCATGTACTTCGGCACGAGCGGGCTTTCCATCAAGGACAAATTCAAGGTGGACGCGAACGGCAAACTGACGTGCACGGGGGCTGAGATCGGCGGAACGATCAACGCGACGGATCTGAAGCTCGACGGTACGAGCATCCAGACGAAGCTCAAGCAGATCATGGATGAGATCGAGATCATTACTGAAGGGCTTGTGACTGTTGGGCTGGAGATCGCGGGCACGAATTTTTCCGATGGCAAGATCAGCACGGAGGCAGGCAGCCTGAACTTTACGGGCTCGTCGTCCGCGGATTACGCCGTGGAACTGTCCAGCCCTGCGGTGCGCATCAAGTCGACAGAGGGCTCTGTGTATCTGCAGAACAAGGATGAAAGCGCGTGGATCCAGCTGCTCGCAAGCGGGAAGATCATTTTCCATGCAGCGTCCATCGAGGGGATCAGCACCGCAACGCCGGTGTTTGGGTGAGGATATGGCGACGTATACGGAAAAATGCTATACCGACAATGGTGGAACGCTGATGGCGACGTTGACCGAAGAAATTGAGGGGACAGAAATTGCGGTCACAGATACGCTGGCCTACAAAACATATGGGAAGGCATATGTTTTTATGATATGCAGAGGCGCAGGGCAGATGGATCGCTGGATCAAGGGCGAAAGCATCAATTTAAACCGGATACAACAAGGCGGATCCGTGATAAGATTTTACTTTGTCCGTCGCGTTCAAGTTTCAGATTTTGCGTGGACAGACAATGATGATGAAAAAATCAAGGCTGGGCAGCATGTGTCGAATCTGACCGCAGCTGCGATGAATGACTTGTATCAAAAGCTGATCGCTATGGGCGAGCTGACATTAGTGCGGACTGATACTGTTCCTACAATTGTGCCTGGGGATACTATAACGGCAAGCATTGTCAGACAGGCGTTTAATGGGATAGGGGGAGGGCTGCGATATGTTGATGAAGATGCGAGGCAAGCAATGTATGATGGGGTTAAGCCTGACAGCATCCAAAAAGGAGCCCCGATTTATGCACGGATACTGCTGAACATGAAGGCCGGAGTAAACAAGCTGATTCAGGCAATGCGGCCATAGCGGCGGAAGGAGATTGAAATGAACATCACAAAGGCAATCGTGCAGCTGCGGGAGCGGCTGATCATGGACATCAACCGGGCGGGGCTGCCGCCGGTCATCGTGGGCTTTGTGCTGGACGGGATCCAGAACGAAGTGGCAAGACTCACGGCGGAAGACCTGCGGAAGGAGGAAGCGGACAATGCAGACAGAGCAGATGCAGACGACCATGCAGAATGACACGGCGAGCGGGATGAAGGCGCGAAAGGCCATCGGCGAAGAGCAGGCCAGAAAGGCCATGGACACGCTGCAGAAATACCGGCAGGGAAAGAGCGCCCTGGAGGCACGGGTCATTGCGTCGGAGGACTGGTGGCGCATGCGCAGCTGGCAGCGGATCCAGAAGGGGAACCCGGAGGATGACAAGTGGACGTCGGCGTGGCTTTTCAACGTCATCATGGGCAAACACGCGGACGCGATCGCGGCTTACCCGGCCCCGGCGATCCGCCCGCGGGAACCGGACGACCGGGAGGAGGCGGCGAAGCTTTCCTCAGTGCTGCCGGTCATTCTGGAGCAGAACGACTTCGAGGAGGTCTATTCGGACAGCCAGTGGACGAAGCTCAAGCAGGGCACGCTCATCTGGCACGTGAAGTGGGATTCTTCGAAGCTGAACGGCCTCGGGGATATCTCGGTGCAGCCGGTGGATATTCTGTCTTTCTTCTGGGAGCCGGGCGTGCGGGATCTGCAGAAGTCGAAGAACATCTTCCTGACGGAGATGGTGGACAACGATCTGCTGCTCGCGAAGTACCCAGAGCTGCAGGGAAAGCTCAATTCCAATCCGCAGATCCAGCAGAAGTACAACACGGACGACGTCATCAGCTTTGACGGGAAGTCCATGGTGGTAGACTGGTATTACAAGAAATATCAGAACGGACGGCAGGTGCTGCACTTTGCGAAGCTGGTGGGCGATACGGTTTTGCAGTCGACGGAGAACGATACGGAACAGAAATATGACACGCTGACGCTGCCGGACGGGAGCATTGTGCAGCAGCCGGCCGGGCGGCCCATGGCCGAGACGGGGTTGTATGACGACGGGGAATACCCGTTTGTGGTCGACGCGCTGTTCCCGGTGGAGGGCAGCATTGCCGGGTATGGGTATATCGACATCGGCAAGTCGACGCAGGAGCAGATCGACCGGATGAATCAGGCGATCGTAAAGAACGCGATCATGGCGACGACGCCTCGGTGGTTCAAGCGGTCGGACGGGTCGGTCAACGAGCAGGAGTTCGCGGACTGGACGAAGCCGTTTGTGCATGTGGATGGGAATCTGGGGCAGGACAGTCTGGTTCCGATCCAGGTGAACATGCTCAGCAGCAATTACATTGCGATCTTGCGGGACAAAATTGAAGAGCTCAAGTGGACGACGGGAAACACGGATGTCAACAACGGCGCGACAAACTCGGGCGTGACGGCAGCCTCGGCCATTGCGGCCTTGCAGGAGGCATCCGGCAGGAGCAGCAAGGACTCCACAAAGTCGGCATACCGGGCGTATGCGCGGATGATCCGGATGGTCATTGAGCGCATCCGGCAGTTCTATGATCTGCCGCGGCAGTTCCGGATCATCGGGCAGCGCGGGGCAGAGCAGTTCGTACAGTACAGCAATCAGGGGCTGCAGCCACAGACGCTCTACGGCGCGAATGGACAGCCGGACGGGCTGCGGAAGCCGGTCTTCGACATTGAGGTCTCGGCGCAGAAGGCGAGCGAGTACACGTCCATGGCGCAGAACGAGCTGGCACTGCAGTTCTTCCAGCTGGGATTCTTCAACCCGCAGATGGTCGACCAGGCGCTGTCTACACTGGACATGATGGACTTCGACGGGAAAGACTCGATCATCCAGAAAATCCAGGAGAACGCGGACCTGCAGCAGCGGCTGGTCGAGTGGCAGCAGCTGGCGCTGGCGTTGGCAGACCGGTACGATCCGGTCATGGGTGAGGGGCTGGCACAGCAGATCCTGCAGGAGGGCGGACAGGCCGTCCCGCAGGCGAGCGCCGCGGATACGCAGAAGCCGGAGATCAGCACGGGCGAGGCGCAGGAGCCGAAGATCGTGGAGAATGCGCGCAAAAAGTCGGAAGAAAGCACGCAGCCGGGATAAGAACCGACGATTGCGGCGGCACGTTCTGGCGGGATTATTTCTGCCGCGGCGTGGGGTGAAGTTGGGAAAAGTTTGTGCTACGATGATTTTAGAATAAACGCCAGAAAGGAATTTACAGCATGGAAGGCGAATTCACGGGCGCAGGCGCTCAGACTACGGGCGCAGCTGACGTCGCCGGTCAGCAGAGCGGGCAGGAGGCAGCCGCACAGGCGCAGGTGCAGCAGCAGCCGGTCAACGTCCCCGACGCTCAGGGACAGGGTACACAGGAAGAAACGTTTGACAGTCTGATCCGGGGCCGCTACAAGCAGGACTTTGATTCTGCGGTGCAGAAGGTCGTAAAGCAGCGCGTGCGCGGGCTGAACCAGTACAAGGGGCAGGCCGAGGCGATGGCGCCGATCATCGATCAGCTGGGAGCGCTCTATGGGATCGACACGTCGGACCCGCGGAAGACGGACTTCGCGGCACTGGCACAGCGCTTTTCCGCTGACGAGCGGCTTTACAGCGCGGAGGCCATGGAGAAGGGCATGTCGGCGGACGCCCTCAAAAAGGAGTACGCCGGCAGGGCCGAGAATACGGCCATGCGGCGGCAGTTGCAGGAGTACCAGATGCGAGAAGCCTTCGCCGGGATCCAGGCAGACTTTGCCCGGGATGTGACGGCGCGGTACGGCGCGGATTTTGAGACCGAGATGCAGAACCCGGATTTTGCGCGGCTCATGGGCGCGGGCGTGCCGCCGAAGACGGCCTATGAGGTCATCCACCAGCAGGAGATCGCACAGGCACAGGCGCAGCTGGTGGCGAACCAGGCGCGGGAGAACGTCATGCGGACCATCCAGGCGCAGGGCGCGCGGCCGCAGGAGATCGGCTCCGGCGCTGCGGGCGGAGAGAACGTCCCGATGAAAACACACTGGTCACGCGCGGAGGTGGAGGACATGCGCCGCCGCGCGGCAAGAGGGGAACGAGTGATCCCCTGAGAAAGGAGATAAGAAGCTATGTTTAAATCCAAAGTCGGATTTCAGTTTTTTGCTGACGCCGGTACGCTCGTCAACGCGACCGGCAACTACGTAAACGCAAGCACCGGTCAGACGACCGCATTCAGCGGCAACGACACGCTCGCGCCGACCATGAAGACGTTCTACGACACGCAGCTGCTCGAGAATGTACGCCCGGATCTTTACCACGCACAGTTCGCAGAAAAGCAGGCGCTGCCGCGCAACCACGGCAAGACCGTCGAATGGCGCAAGTGGAACACGCTGAAGGACGCGGAGACGTTGACCGAAGGTGTTATCCCGACGGGCCAGAAGATGGGCCAGTCCAGCATGAACGCCAGCATCGAGCAGATCGGCACGTACGTAACGATCTCTGATCAGCTGGAACTGCATGCGCTTGACAATATGATTCTCGGCGCAACAGAAGAACTCGGCGCTTCGGCGGCTCTGTCCATCGACAAGCGCGTGCGAAATGTTGTTGTGGCGGGCCACAATGTGCAGTACTGTGACAAGGTGTCGAGCTCTGGCACACACACGGCGGTCACTGGTCGCTCCGGCCTTGACAAGACGGCACTTCTGACGCCGCTCGAGATCAACAAGGCGGTGACGACGCTCAAGAAGCTGGGCGCAAAGCCAATCAACGGAAAGTATGTCGCTATCATTCACCCCTCCGTTTCTTTTGATCTGCGCAACTCCGATGGCTGGGTCGAGGCGCACAAGTATGCAGCGGTGACGGAGATATTCAACGGCGAGATCGGCGAGCTGCACGGTGTGCGCTTTGTGGAATCGAACAACGCGAAGGTGTTCAATGACTCCACTTGCCCGGTGAAAACAGCCGCATCTGACGGCAATCCGGCGGTCCACTACAGCGTTTATCCGACGCTTTTCTTCGGCAAGGGAGCGTTCCGGATGATCGACCCGGAGGGCGGAAATCTTGAGATGATCGTCAAGAACAAGGGAGAGATCGGCGGCCCGCTGGATCAGTTCTCGACCGTCGGCTACAAGGCCGAGATGGCGACGAAGATCGTCTATGAAGACCGTATGGTTCGCGTGGAAAGCTGCAGCTCGTACTCCGAGACAGACGAGGCAAACTAAGGAAGGAGAAAACAGCTATGGCAGAAGCAGCAAAGAAAAGCGCGTGGGATGAGAAACGAACTGTATTTATCGAACGCGGGATGGCAAGCGAGGAACAGAGCCAGTTCGTGTGCGTGAACGGAAGAACGTTTCAGGTACCGAAAGGAAAGAACGTAGAGGTTCCGCTTCCGGTATATGAGGTGATCGCAAACGCGCGGCTGGCGGCTGAAGAGGCGCGCCGGCAGGCGAAGGAAGAAGACAAGTGAATGCCCGTGACGGCATGAAGCAGAGGAAGGGGCAGAAATGCCCCTTCTTTTGGTAAGGAGGAAAAATGAAAATTCGGGAAGCGATCGAGACGATCGACCGGTTACTGTCGAACCAGTACGAGACGCCGGATAAGGTCCGGTGGCTGTCGGAGCTGGACGGGATTGTGTACAGGGATATCATCTGTACGCACGAGCACGAGAAGGAACCGGAGCCGTTTACGGGCTACGGGGAGGACGTGGACTTAGAGACCCAGCTTCTGATCCCGTGGCCGTATGATGAGATCTACCGCTGGTATCTGGGGATGAAGATCTGCGACGCCAACGGGGAGACGACGAAGTATGCAAACGAGGCGGCGAAATACAACAGCTACTATCAGGGGTATTTCAACGCCTACAACCAGGCGTACATGCCGAAGCAGTACGCGACACACTTCAAGCTTTAAGGCGGTGAGACTATGAGCGTATATCGAGTAGAGTCGGGCGGCAGGGCCCCGGCTGGGCTTTCGACCGGCGACGAGGTCGTGACCGGCGGCGGCACGTACCGCATCACGGGCGTGAACGCGGACGGCAGCTACCAGTCGCAGCTGGTGAACAAGAACCAGACGACGAGGAACTACGGCGGCAGCTATCAGACCAGAAACAGCCCTTACACCATGTCCGGCGTGTCGGACTACACGAGAAGCAAGCTGAACGGACTGGAGGGAGGCTATACGCCGTCGGGCAGCGTGCAGGCGGCGCAGGCGTATCTGGAGCAGGTCAAGGCCAGCAAGCCGGGCGCGTATCAGTCGCGCTGGGACGATGAGCTGACGAGCCTGTATGACCAGATCCGGAACCGGAAGAAATTCAGCTATGACATGGGGACGGATCCTCTGTACCAGCAGTACCGGGAGCAGTATCAGCGTCTCGGGCGGCTGGCCATGCAGGACACGATGGGGCAGGCGGCGGCACTCACGGGCGGCTATGGCTCAACCTACGGTGAGCAGGTGGGCCAGCAGGCGTACAATGCGTATCTGCAGAACCTCAACGACATCGTGCCGCAGCTGCAGCAGCAGGCGTATCAGCGGTATCAGGATGAGGGGACGGATCTCTACAACCAGTATAGCCTTGTGAAGGGCCGAGACGACACGGACTACGGCCGGTACCGGGATACGGTCAGCGATTATTATTCGGATCTTTCGGATGCGCGGAGCGCGTACAACTCGGAGCGGTCGCTGGACCAGAGCCAGTGGGCGACGATGCTCGACTACTGGGCGCAGAAGGCAAACAACGAGAACGCGGCCTACCTGCAGGCGCTGGCGGCGGAGCAGGCGGCAGCGAAGAAATCCGGCGGCGGAGGCGGCGGAAGCAGTTCATCTTCCAAGCTGAGCGACAAGAAGAACAACACGCTTGCAAAAGCGGCGCAGGCGTACTGGGCAAAGAACCCGAATGTATATCTGGACAGCCGGACGCTGGATAACTACCTCAACAGCAAGGGCTACAATGCGCTGGAGGCCAATACGTTCAAGGCGTATCTGGAATACTACGGCGCGACATATCTGCGGCAGCGGTAACGGAGGGCAGCATGGGACGAATCACACTGACAGAGGAACAAAAGCGGATTGCAGAGAGCATCCGCAGCGGACAGGGAGCCAGCACGCAGCAGGCTCCCTCCGCCTATCGCGGCGGAAGAATCACGCTGAACCAGAAGCAAATCCAGATCGCGAGCAAGTACGGCCTGCCGAACCCGGACTACGGGAAGAACGCGCAAAGCACGCAGACGACCGTAGACGATCCGCTGCATAAGCAGTATGCAGCGTTTATGGCATACCAGAACGCCGTGCGGGAGGCGGAGCTTGCGCAGATCGAGCTGGGGGCCGCGCTGAAGGGCCGGGCGAGCGGACAGAAGAAAACGGAGAATGCGGGGGCGGAGACCGGCGGGAAGGTATCAGAGCAGGAATACGGACGGTCTTCCGCGATGCAGAAGAAGTACGGCACGTACCAGAATTATCTGCGCGGCGTGGATGCGGCGCAGGGGCGGAAGCTCGGGACGCTGGCACTTCAACAGCAGAGCGCGGCGCTGACGTTCCGACCGTCAATCAAAAGTCAGGCCGAAGATGTGAACAAGGCGGCCGCACATGCGCGGGCGATGAAAACCGTGGAGCGGGATCAGGTGCGCGGCATGCGGCGGACGTCGAAGCTGCTGGAGGGCGAGATCTACAATCGCGAGGTCGAGCAGGCGGACACGCACTTTTCCGGGACGGGTTTGTCTGAAAACGGAAAGAGCGTGACGCAGCTGCAGAACGAGATCAATGCGCTGCAGGAGCGCAAGGCGCAGGTCGACAGCCAGAGCGTGCTGGCCAGGGCACAGGAGGCAATCGGAGATCTGAGCGAGGAAGACCAGAATCTGCTGCGGCAGTACCGCGGGAAGGAACTGAACGGGTATCAGGTGCGGGCGTATGCAAAATACGACGCGAAGACAGCGCTGAACGAGAAGGGCTATGACGACGAGAAGCTGAAGCAGCTCGCGGAATGGCAGAAGGTGCTCGACGACTATGAGAATGCGCAGAAGCTCGATGCGGCGGCACAGGAGATCGGACAGCGGTCGCCGGTGGGCGGCACGCTGTTCTCTGCGGCGCTGGCACCGGGGAAGGCGCTGGGCAATCTGGAATCGCTGCGCGGCGTGCTGCCAAGCTGGGCGGGCGGATATCAGAACGAGGATATGACGACAAACGTTTACAGCCCGGCATACAATGCGACGCGGCTTTCCTCCGGGATCCGGGGGAGCGTGATGCAGGGGATGAACCCGACGGGGCAGTTTCTGTATCAGGCAGGCACGTCGGCACTGGACAGCGCGGTCAACATGGCGGTCTCGACGGGGCTCGTGGGAACCTTCGGCGGCGTGGCCGGTGCGGGGGCGAAGGACGCGGTTGCGGAGACCATGAACTGGGTGATGGGCTCGCAGGTTGCGGCGGACTCCGTATATGAGGGGATCCAGAATGGGAAGTCCAATCAGGAAGCCTTGATCGACGGCATTGTCGAGGGCGCAATCGAGGGTATCACGGAAAAGTATTCTGTAGGCGATATCATCGAGAACATGCTGAGCGGAAAGGCCGTGTGGAAGAAGGCGCTGCGGTCGTTCGCGTCGGAGGGCGCAGAGGAGATCGCGTCCAACTGGCTCAACCGCGCGTATGATGTGGTAGCGAAGCATGACCGGGGTGAGGTCATGTCTGCCTACGCGGCTTACATTGCGGACGGCAAAACGCCTGCGCAGGCGCTGGCGGCGATGGTCGGAGACTTCGCAAAAGAAGACAGCCTTTCGTTCCTCGCGGGCGGTCTGTCCGGCCTTGCGATGGCAGGGACTTATGCTGGTGTGAATCGCGTGATTACAGAAGCAAACGTCACGCAGACGGCCAGAGCGGTCATTGAAGCGGGAGAAGTGCAGGACGTTATTGATTACGGCATGGCGCAGGAAAAAGGCACACGGGCGCACAAGCTGGCCGAGGAGCTGCAGCAGACTGTGGATGAAGGCGGCGAGGTGACGCAGAAGGCCGTGGAGGACACGCTGCGCGAGGTTGCGAAGGAACAGCAGGCGGCCGTGGACGAAGGGCAGGAGCCGCGCGCGCCGGAGACGCTGACCCGGCTCGAGCAGCTGCAGGAACAGGCCCGGCAGGAGCAGGTGCAGGCCGAGGCGGACGAGAAGACGTTCCAGATCTACAAGAGCGCGGCGGAGACGGCGCAGGAGAACCAGAGGCTTGCGCAGCAGTACCAGCAGGAGCAGGAGCAGAATCGGGCACAGCAGAGCGTCCAGGCGGTGCAGCAGGCCCAGCAGGCGGCGCAGCAGCAGTATAACCAGGACAGCTTATTTGCACCCATCCCCGGAACGGAGAGTATGGGGGAGCTGGATCCGGTGCAGTACGCACGGCAGCAGACGGAGGGCGCGGAGCAGGAGCTGGACGAAGCGGCTGCGCAGCAGGAAGAACAGTATTTGCAGGAGCAGGCACGGAGAGCAGGCTATGACGAGACGACGGCGGCATATTTCCTGAACGGGAATACGACGGGCATGCCGGCGGAGCAGTATGCGCAGAGCTTCGGACAGGTTTACGCGCAGGGCAGGCTCGGCGCGAGTGAGCAGCGGGCGATGCGCTACGCCGAAGGAATGAATCAGGACGTGGCGGCAGCCGCCTATCGAGCGGGCCTTGCCGCAGGACAGAAAGGAGCAGGCAATGGCAGTATCGAGGTTACTGATGAAGGACAAATCGGGCAGGCTGGTCAGCGTGCCGAAGGACAGGCTGGAGGCGTTCGCCAAAGCACAGCACAGCAGCAAAGAGCTGACGCCGGAAGAAAGAGAGCGCAGGGTGCAAGAGATCTCGCAAAAGCTTGGGATGAAGTAACGCTTTCGGAGCTCGGTTTCGGAGAGAACAACGCGCAAAAAGTGCGCGTCATGCCGAAGGGACAAGAGGCCAGAAGCGAGGATATCCAGGCGGCGGCAAAGTTCTTCCGGTCGATGGGCGTGCAGAATGCGCGGTTCTTCACCGGGCAGCTGACGCAGGAGATCGATGGGCAGACGTTTTATGCGGATGCCGCCGTGACGGAGGACGGCTCCGTGCTCATCCGGGCGGACAGCGAGGAGTATTCTGCGTTCGAGCTGGCGAAGCACGAGGGATATCACCTGCTTGTCAAGCGCTGGCCGGAGATGGCGGCGAAGATCCAGAAGCGGCTGCTGGGCGAGGGCAAGATCACAAAGGAGATGATCGAGAGCTACGTGGACGCATACGCCGGGATCTACGGCGACGACACGGACGCCTACGTCGAGGAGATCATCGCGGATACCTACGCCGGCATGAACCGCACCGACTACGGCACGAACAAGCTGCGCGCGGACGTGAAGATGGAGGTCGGCCAGTGGCAGAAAAAAACCGGCAGCGCGAGAGCGCCGCCGGCGAAGATGTCGATTGCACAGGATTTCAAAAGCAGAGTGGCGGCATGGTACAAGTCCGGGATGCCGGAGGGCACGTCCTTTGTGCTGGGTGAGACCGGCGCGACGCTGCAAGGGCTGGGGGCAATCGAAAGCGATATTTATATGAACAGCGAGAAGATCAGCACCATTCTGAAGGAGCACCCTGAAATGACGATCCGCGAGATCCAACGGATCCCGGAGATTCTGGACGATCCGGTTCTGATCCTGAAAAGCAGAAACAGTGCAAACGTAAGAGAGAACAGCAGACTTGTTATCTTCGGGACGGTAAAAGCCAGTGACGGAAGACCGGTCATGTGCGTGATGGACCTTCGACCGACGGAAAACGGGCTGCTGCTGGATGATATGCAGAAGGTTGCAAGCGCGTACACGAAAGACAATCATCCAGACAGATTCGTGCAGAACAGTTTTGTCCTGCACGCAGACGAAAAAAGAACCATCCCGTTACTTAGAACAATAGGCTTCCAAATGCCTATCACTCTGCAACGCTATGGTTCTATGGGTAGTATAACCTACAAGGGGCCTAAAGTCAATCTGTACGGAGAGAAATTTTCAGATGTTGTAAGTGTTGGAACTACCGCAGAGACGGAAAAAAGGAAATTCTCTGCCAGCGCGCGGCAGGCGTCGGAGCGGGATAAACAGAACCTTGAGACCGTCTCTGCGATGCTGGACGATGGGAGCGGGCGCGGTGTGTTTAAGGACGCCGTTTTCCTGCGGAATCCGAGGCTCATGCAGAAACTGATTGATGAGCGGGAGAAGACGCAGACGGCAGCGTTCCGGGATTGGTTCGCAGACAGCAAGGCAACGAACACGACAGGCGAGCCACTGCTGGTGTTCCACGGTGCCGGAGCGAAATTTACAAAGTTTGATGTAGGCGGGAAACCGATCTGGCTGACTGCAAACATCAAGTACGCGGAAGAATACTCCACTGCGACGCGCAGCGTTGAGCGAATTCTGCCGGAGGCATCGATCTACGCAGGGAACGTCGATCGTATTATCCCGGCATATATTCGCGTGGAGAATCCGGCGGATATTGGAAACACTGACGGCGGATACAGCGGGAATTATGTGGATCTTGCGAAGCGGCTACAGATCAGACCTAGCGAACTGCAAGCCGTATGGGAACAGGCGGGGAAGCCGGAGCTCATGTGGCAGGTGATCAATACGCCGGGGATGGTAGAGATGCTGAAACGGCATGGATACGACGGGGTTCAGGCGGTTGAGAACGGCGTGAAGGCATGGGCTGTGTTTGATTCTGCGCAGGTGAAGTCCGCGGTTGCAAACAACGGAAGTTTCAGCCTAACGAACCCGGATATCCGGTATTCTTCGCAGGAAGGCCGGTATCGGGATCTGGTGGGGGAGAAGGCGGCACAGTATGTGCGGCGCTTGGAAAGCCGGCTGGTAAACGAGCTGGCGGAGAATCTGAGCGTGCCGGGGCAGGCGAAGCGGGAGGTTTTGCGGCCGATGGCCGAGGAGGCGCTGCGGACGTTCTTTACGGACGGGCAGCTCGACCGGGCGAGGCTGAACGATCTCTTTGAAACGGCATACCAGGCGGGCATTGAAGAAGACACGCAGTACATCGAGCAATACGGAGACCTCAAGAAGGTCATCCGGGATCAGAAGCTTTCCATCTCCGAGACAGACCGGCAGGATATCGCGGACTACAATCTGTTCCGGAAGGCGGCCATGGGGACGCTGACGATCAGCAAGGACGGATTGCCGGTGGACGTGGCGTATCAGCAGCTTCGGGAAATGGCGCCGGAGCTGTTTCCGGCGGACATTACCGCACCGAGCGACCAGCTGATGAAAATCTACGATGTGGCGCGCGGCATTCAGAAGGTGCAGAAGACGCTGGATGAATACTACGGGCCGCAGGCGGCGAGCTTCAAGAAGTGGCAGCAGGCAAATTTCACGGAATCCATTGACCGGCTGACGAGCGGGCTGCGCGTGGCACAGCGGTATCTGGACGCGCAGAACAAGGCCAAAGAAAAGCTTGCCATTCCGCAGACAGCGGAAGAAACGAAGCAGATGTGGGCGCAGCTGAAGGATGCAAGGCGAGTGGTCGAGAAAGCGCAGAGCAAGACGCTGCTGACGGAAGCCGACCAGAAGATCGTGAACCGGCTGCTGCGCGGGGAGACAAGCCCGGATTATGTGGCAGGGCTGGAAAACGGGCAGCAGATCCTGAAGGTCTACGAGGCAAAGGCTGACTATGATATGCTGGCGCTGAAGCTCAAGGCATGGAACGCGCAGCGTAAGCAGGGGCTGCGGGACTTTGCCGAGCAGGCGCTGACGGAAGCAGAGGCCGTCAAGTGGGTCGACAAGGTTATGGGGATCCAGTACCAGCGCGAGACGATGGAGCGGAACATCCGGGATATCGCGCGGAAGGGAAAGGTCTCTGACGAAAAGGCCAATGCTTTTATCAACAAGTATTTCTGGCCCGTGCATGAGAACGAAAGCAAGCGCAAGAATTATCTGGTCGAGCAGCAGAACAGGATCCGGGCGCTGGGACTCGACCGGCAGGTACGGAAGGGAAATCTGGTATCCGAGAGCTATGCAGTGCAGTGGCTGGGCGAGGCGGAATTCAACCGGGACTATCTCAAGCAGCATCCGCGTGTCGAAAGGCGCGGGGGGATGACGTTTGACGAGTGGAACGCGGCGATTCAGGAATTCGAGAAGCAAAACCCGAATCTGGATCTCGGCAAGGTGCGGGCAGCCGTGAAGGTTTTCCATGAGGTCTACGACAAGCTGTTCCAGGATATGAACCGGGTGCGCATTGAGAACGGCTATGAGCCGGTCAATTATCTGCAGGGATATTTCCCACACTTCCAGGAGAACGAGGAAGGCGGCAGCATTCTGCAGAAGTTCGCAAGGGCGGCCGGGATCGAGGGCGATGTGTCGCCGCTGCCGGCGACGATCAACGGCCTCACGGCAAACTTCAAACCGGGGATCCGGTACATGGAGAATATCCAGAACCGACTTGGCTACGCGACGGCGTATGACGCGCTGCAGGGCTTTGACCGGTATATCGAGGTCGCGACGGACGTGATCTTCCACACGGCGGACATTCAGCGGCTGCGGGCGCTGGCGACGCAGATCCGGTATCGGGCATCGGACGAAGGGCTGAAACAGCGGATCGATGCGATCATGATGAACCCGTTCCTCAACCCGGACGAAGCCAACGAGCAGGTGGCGAACCTGACGAAGGAGGGACGGTATGGGCTTTCGAACTTTGTGGATGAGCTGGACGAATACACAAACCTTCTGGCGGGAAAGAAGTCGCGGCTCGACCGGGGCATGGAAAAGCTCATGGGGCGAAAGTTCTACAACGTCATGAAGAAGTTTGAGTCCCGCGTGGGCGCGAACATGGTCGCGGCCAACGTGGGTTCGGCGCTCACAAACTTCATTCCGATCACGCAGGCATGGAGCCAGGTGTCGACGGCGGACGTGCTGCGCGGCATGTGGGATACACTGAAAAATTACAAGACGGCGGACGGGCTGGATTCTGCGTCGACGTTCATCAACAACCGCAGCGGCTACGGGCGGCTGGCCATGAGCACGATGGATAAAGTCTCCGCCGGTGCAGGACGGATGATGGAATCCATCGACACGTTTACGACGGGGAGCGTCGTCCGTGCGCGGTATTACCAGAATCTGCGGCGGGGCATGAGCGAGACGAGCGCGATGCAGGAGGCGGACCAGTTTGCCTCCGGCGTCATGGCAGACCGCAGCAAAGGCTCGACGCCGACGCTGTACTCTGCGCGGAACCCGCTGGTGAAGCTGTTCACACAGTTCCAGCTGGAGGTCAACAATGAGCTTAGCTGGATCTTCAAGGATATGGCGCAGGAGGAGCGGAAGAAGGGCGTGGCGGCGCTGGCGAAGGCCATGTTCAAATTCCTCATCGGCGCGTGGATCTACAATGAGTTCTACGAGAGCATTGTGGGAAGGCGCGCGGCGCTGGATCCGCTGGATATCATCAATGATACGGTCGGAGATTTCACGGGGTATCAGCTGCCGAACACGGTACAGGCGGCGGTATCCGGGAAATGGGACTTCACGAAGGAGAAGCCGGGCACGTATCAGGCGATCAAGAACCTTGAGGGGAACATCATTTCTGAGTTCCCAGGCACGCAGGCGTTGACGATCCTCGGCGTGGATGAGGCGCTGGGGCTGGACATTGACAGCGGCAGGATCGCCGTGGCGTCGGCCATCCCGAACCTCGGAAACATCGAGAAGGCGCTGCTGGCAAAGAACGAGGACATGGCGCCTGCGAAGAAGGCACAGACCATCGGAAACGAGCTTATGAAGCCGGGCCTGTATTTGGCGACGCCGTTCGGCGGAGGACAGGCGAGAAAGCTGATCCAGGGCGGCGTGGCGGCATGGAAAGGCGGAAGCTATTCGGTCGACAACGAGGGGCGCGATATTTTACAGTATCCTGTGTACAACGACAACGCAGAAGACCGGGCCAAGAGCTGGGCACAGGCGCTGCTGTTCGGCAAGACGGCGACGGAAGAGGCGCAGAGCTGGGTCGAGAGCGGGTTCAAGTCGCTATCCGCGAAGGAGACTGCCGCCTACCAGGGCATGACCGAGGGAGGCGAGGACCAGCGGGAGACCTATGCGTTCATCCAGGCGGCGCGGAAGCTGGAGAAGAACTATGACAAGATGATGCTGCTGAAGGCCTATGACATCAGCGAGGCGGCGAAGGCAGAGTATTATTATCAGGTCCTTGCCGGGGATACGCAGAAGGCGGAGATGGAACCGAAGAGCACGCAGGAGCGGATCGACTACATGAACGAGAAGATCCAGGACGCGCAGGACGCGAAGCAGAAGCAGGATCTCAAGGATGCCGTCGCCGCCGGGACCGTGACGCAGGAGAAGGCGATCCAGAAGATCCTTGCGAACGACTACGCCGAGGATGAGAACAAGGCGTACTGGCTCTACAAGGAGTGGACCGGCGGGAAGAACTATACGAAGTACGGCAAGATCCTGCAGACTATCGAGGACGGCGGGGATCTGAAGGCGGCGGCAAAGGAATACTTCGACCACGGAATGGAAAAGGGCGATATCGGCGGCGCAATCACGACGGAATACAAGCCGAAGTACATTGCGGCTTCGCCCGAGGAGCGGAAGAAGCTGAAGGAGAAGCTGCTGGCGGCCTATGTGGCACTGGGGTTCAACCGGGCGGATAAGTCCAAGGATATTGACAAGTGGCTGAAAGAAAAATAACGAGCAGGCCGGGGCAGATGCCCCGGCCTTTGCTTCGCGGCGTGGGGTGAATCTGGCGCGGGGGTCTGATACACTGGATGAAAAGGAGGGATGCGGTATGGCGACACCGATTCCGGGTGCGTATCCGAGTCCGCGCATCGATAAAGGGGTGCTGCGGTGGTACGAGGGGGATACGTTTGAGATCGTATTGAAATTTGAGCTTCAGGATCAGGACGGCGAGCCCGTCACAATGGGCACGACGGACAGCATGGCGGTCGTGTTTCTGGACGATACGCGGCAGACCGTCCACACGTTCAGCTTTGCGAAGGTGGAGAATGACCAGGTCACGCTGAACTTCGACGCGACGGTCACGGCAAAATTCACGAAGGGAAAGTACACCTACGATATCCGGTACACGCACGGCGACAAGACGACGCTGGCGCGGGATAACCGGGCATTTGTGGAGTAAGGAGCAGGTATGAGGGTAGAAATTCCAAATCAGATCACGGTGACGATCGGCGGGCTGATCTCCCGCGGGGTAAAGGCCGTGGAGGTTACGGACGCGGGGAAGCTGATCTTCACGCTGACGGACGGCAGCGTGATAGACCTCGGCTCGGTCATGGGCCCGCAGGGGCCGAAGGGCGAGACGGGACCGGCGGGGCCGCAGGGGCAGACCGGACCTGTCGGCGCACAGGGCGAGACCGGCGAGGCGGGCGCGAGCATCACGTCGATCACGAAGAAATCGCAGAGCGGGACGACGGCAACGTACACAATCGCGCTTTCGGACGGGAAGACATTTGACTTCAACGTCGAGACCGTCAAGGGTGAGAAGGGAGACACCGGCGCGAAGGGTGACACCGGCGCGCAGGGCCCGAAGGGAGAAACCGGCGCGACGGGCCCGCAGGGGCAGACCGGCCCGCAGGGCGAGCAGGGGCCGAAGGGCGACACCGGCGCGACCGGCGCGGAAGGCCCGAAGGGCGCGACCGGCGACACCGGCCCGAAGGGAGAGCCCGGAGAAAAGGGGGAGAAAGGCGACAAGGGCGACACTGGCGCGACTGGCCCGCAGGGCGAAACCGGCCCGCAGGGGAAGACCGGCCCGCAGGGCCCGGCAGGCCCAACTGGCCCGAAGGGCGATACGGGAACGGGCTTTACGGTCAAGGGCTATTACGGCTCGGTCTCCGCGCTGCAGGCGTCGGTCAAGAATCCGGAGGTAGGAGACGCCTACGGCGTGGGCGCGGCTGCACCTTATGACATTTACATCTATGACGGCGTGACGAATGCGTGGGTCAACAACGGACCGCTGCAGGGCGCAAAGGGCGACAAGGGAGATCCTGGTGCGAAAGGAGACCCGGGTGCCAAAGGAGATCCAGGTGCGAAGGGCGATCCCGGAGAACAGGGGCCGAAGGGAGAACCGGGCGACACCGGCCCGGCGGGCGCCAGAGGAACGGACGGCATAACCCCGAGCATCGGTGAGAACGGGAACTGGTATCTCGGGACGACTGACACGGGAAAGCCCTCGCGCGGCGAGAAGGGCGACAAGGGAAATCCTGGTGCGAAAGGAGACCCGGGTGCCAAAGGAGATCCAGGTGCGAAGGGCGATCCCGGAGAACAGGGTCCGCAGGGCGAAACCGGCCCACAGGGGCAGACAGGGCCGCAGGGGGAAACCGGCAAGACCGGGCCGGAAGGGCCGCAGGGGCCAGCGGGGAAGACGCCGGTCAAGGGGACGGACTATTTTACGCAGGTCGATAAGCAGGAGATCGCGGAAGACGCGGCTGCGCTGGTCGACCTGAGCGGAAAGCAGAACAAGATCACCGCCGCCGGCATTTTGAAGGGCGACGGCGCGGGCGGCGTCAGCATGGCCGAACCCGGCACGGATTATCTGACAAAAGCACCCGTCACGTCTGTCAACGGCGCGACCGGCGAAGTGAAGAGCACGTTTTATGTGACAGTGACGCAAGGAGACGATGATAGCGTAACTGCAGACAAAACGGCTGCGGAAGTGTATGCGGCCTATGCGGCAGGGTATGCGGTGTATGCAGTTACAAAATTTCCTGCGGTGGATGTGGCTTTTGAGTTGCCGCTTGTGTCGGCAGCGCCTTTCTTTGAAACATTCGTGCTCGGCTTCGGCGCACTAGGTTCGCTAGACCCAACAGCAAATCCTCAGTATCCAACCGTCGCATATACTGGTACGAACTGGCTCGCTTGGCTTGGAACACTGGCGAAAGAGTCCGATATCCCGACGGAACTCAAGAACCCGAATGCACTCAACATCAAGATCGGCGATACGACGACGAGCTACGACGGAAGCGCGGCGAAAACCGTGGAAATCCCAAAAGGTGTGCCGTCTGTTACAACCGCTGATAACGGGAAATTCCTGCGCGTGGTAAGCGGTGCGTGGGCGGCTGCGGCGATCAATAATGCGAATGGAGGTAGCTTCTGATGGCGGAATTTTTGACATTTGACACCGACCTCACGGCGGTCGCGAACGCGATCAGAGCCAAGGGCGGCACGTCCGCGCAGCTGGTCTATCCGAGCGGCTTCGTGTCGGCGATTCAGGCGATCCAGACCGGTATCACGCCGAAGCTGGTCGTCACAACGGCACCAGGGGCTGCAATCACAGCGACGCCTGCAGAAGGTTTCAAGGTGGTAAAGGGAACCGCCGGTACTGACGGAATGTGTACGCTGGAGTTGCCAAAGGCGGGCACATGGCACGTGACGGCAATGGCAAACAGTGTAAGTAACAGCCAGAACATCGTAATTGGAACACAGAGTATGCTTCTGCCGCTATATCACGATACCTTTGCCGACAATACATGGGAAGAGATCATCGCGGTGTGCAGGACCGGGATCGCCCCGGACAGCTGGGCCGTGGGCGACAGCAAGACCATGAACATCGGCGGGACGGCCTATCAGGTCGATATCATCGGCAAGAATCATGACGAGTATGCGGACGGCTCCGGCACGGCTCCGCTGACGTTCCAGCTGCATGATTGTTACAGCGAAGCAAAGCAGATGTACAGCACCAACCTGAGCGGTCTCGGCTGGAAGAACACCGATATGCGCCTGACCTATCTGCCTGCGATTCTGGCGCTGATGCCGGCGGAGGTGAAGAACGGCATCCACGCGGTAAACAAGAAGACATCTGAGGGGGGCAACAGCACGACGATTGAGATAGTATCGGACACGCTGTTCCTGCTCAGCGAGGTGGAGATTTTCGGGACTGCAAGTTCTTCCGTAGCCGGGGAAGGAAGCCAGTACGACTATTACAAGGCAGGCAACCCGAAGATCAAGAAGAGAGAAGGCGTTGACGAGTTCTGGTGGGAACGGTCGTCAGCCAGCGGCGGTATGTTTTGCAGAGTCAGAGCAAACGGCCAGGCGGGCGCGTCCAATGCCTCAAACAGCCTCGGCGTAAGCTTTGCGTTCTGCTTCTGAGGAGATCGTATTATTTATAAAACAAACAGAAGGGAGAAAACCAATGACAACAGAAGAGCGCGTGACCGAGGTGGAGCAGCGGGCGAAAAGCAACTCGCACCGCATTGACGAAATGAAGTCCGACCTCAAAAACCTCACAGAACTCACAGCCAGCGTCAAGGTGCTGGCGACCAAGCAGGAGAACGTCGAATCCGACGTCCGGGAGATCAAGACCGACGTTAAGTCCCTGACGGAGAAGCCCGGCAAACGCTGGGACGCCATCGTCGCGGCGGTCGTGACGGCCATTGTCGCGGGCCTCGTCGGCTGGGCGCTGGCCCATGCGGGACTGGGATGATATGAGCACAAAAGGAAAGTGGAGCAAGGGCGAAATGTCGCGCACCATTGTCGTTTACTGCATCAAGGCCCTGACGCTGACGCTGATCTGGGCCGTCGCGCTGGAGACAATCGCCGTGCTGTTTTCGCTCGAAATCGATCTGACCGCCGTGCTCACCTTCGCCGCTGCGGCCTTCGGCGGGGAGCTCCTGCTGCTGGCCTTCAAGCGCGTATTCGCAAAGAAAAATGAACCGGTAGAATAACGAAAGGGGTACACAAAAATGGAAAACATCAAGAAGCGGCTCGGCAATCTGCTGAGCGTCAAATCCATCGTCACGCTCGGCCTGACCATCATCTTCGCCGTCCTCGCCCTGCGCGGCGATATTACCGGGAAGGACTTTCTCACGATCTTCCTGACGGTCATCACGTTCTATTTCGGCACGCAGTCGCAGAAAGCGCAGGATGCCATCGATGCGGCAGGCAAACCGCAGGAGGACGCGCAGAAATGAGCATCATGAAAGCGTCCGAGCTTGTCAGGCGGCATATTGACGTCGCGAAGAATTACCAAACCGTGTATATGTGGGGCTGCTTCGGGATGCCGGTTACAGAAAGCATCATCCGGGAAAAAGCTGCACAGTATCCAAGCTGGTACACAGCCGCCAAGCAGTCTGAGCTGCGCAAGCAGATCGGCAAGAGATATTTCGGTTTTGACTGCGTGAACCTCACGAAGGGCATTCTGTGGGGCTGGAACGGCAATCAGCACGCGGCATATGGCGGCGCAAAATACGCCGCGAACGGCGTCCCTGACGTCTCCGCCGACGGCATGATCGCGAAGTGCAGGGACGTATCCGCGTCCGGCTGGGACAAACTCGTCCCAGGCGAAGGGCTGTGGATGCCAGGCCACTGGGGCCTGTACATCGGAGACGGCTTGGCCGTTGAGTGTACGCCCATCTGGGGTAATGGCGTGCAGATCACCGGCGTCGGCAACATCGGCATCAAGAGCGGCTACAACAGCCGCGTATGGAAGAAGCACGGGGAGCTCCCGTGGATCGACTACGACACGGAAACCGTCGACAAGGCCGTCGAGGACGCCAAGAAGACCATCAAGGCAAAGGCTGGACTTGCGGACAGCACGATCAAGTATCTTGCCGATTACAAATACGGCGACGACCTCCTGAAAAAGCTGGCTGCGGCCATGAAGTAAGCCCTGCCCGGCGGCGGGCCGAAGGGAGTGACGAAAGCATAACTGCGCGGCTGGCTCTGCCGAAGGAGCTGGAACACCTCACGCGCAGCGACTGGGAGCGCGTCGCTGACGAGGGCTTATTGGATGAGATCGATCAGCAGATCGTGAATCTTTATATCGTGCGCAGGCTCCCGCAGCTGGACGCGGCCGGTGAAATCGGTATCGACCGCAAAACCATCTCCCGCCGCCTGCCGCACATCTACAATATCGCCCGCCGCCTGGTAGGGAAAACGGACAAAGAGAAAGCGCCATGAGCACAACGGCCCATGGCGCTTTTTCTATGCCCGCATGTCCCACAAATGGTACACAAATGGTACACAAATGTCCCCCAGCGGGGACGGGGAAACGCTAGAATGGAAGCAGAAAGGGGCGATACCGCATGGCGTACAACCCGTACACGGGCCGCTGGGAGATGGACGGCGCGCAGCAGATCCAGCTGCAGCCCATGCCGCGGCCGCAGGGCCCGCAGCTGCCGCCGCAGCCGCCGAAGATCGGCGTGCTGACCGTGGCCAGCGAGGCCAGCATCAACAACCTGCAGATGCAGCCGAACGACAACGCGCTCGCGCTGCACGAGACCGAGAACCTGCTGTACTACATCCGCACGGACAGCATGGCGGCCAAGACCATCGCGCGGTTCCGGATCTTCCCGGAGCCGACAGAAGAGGAAAAGGCGGCGAACCAGCTGCAGGAGCAGCTGAAACAGATCACGGCCGGCCTGCAGAGCATGGCCGGGAAAATCGAAGAACTGGAGGGAAAGCTCAATGCAAAATCCGATTATGGCCCTGATGGGCGGAAACGGCGGGGGAAACAAGCTGCTGAACGGTCTGCTGCAGACAGCGAAGACGACGCTGCAGGGGCAGAGCCCGCAGATGGTGCTTAGCTTCCTGGCCTCGCAGCCAGGCTTTGAGGCGTGGTTCGAGGCAAACAAAAACAAGACGGTCGGCGAGCTCGTCGGCCAGATCGGCAAGTGATACCGCGCGAAAGCGCCTATCAAATTTCATTCCACCCAGAAAGGAGGGAAAACCATGGATAAGGATTATGGCTTCGGCGGATGGGGCATTGTCATCCTGATCGCGCTGTTCTTCCTGCTCTTCGCGGGCAGAGGCTTCGGCGGCAGCGGCGAGAGCTCCCCGGCGACCCAGGCCGACGTGCAGCGCGCGACGGACTTTGCAGCCCTCGAACGCCAGAACAACGAGGGTGTCGCGGCAACGCGCCAGGGCGCGTATGACGTCACCAGCGCCGTCAAGGACAACGCCTACAACATCCTCGGCGAGCTGCGCGACCTGCAGTCTGTCACGGAGGCGGGCTTTGCCGGCCAGCAGAAGTGCTGCTGCGAGATCCTGCGCGCGATCGACGGCGTCAACTACAACGCCAGCATCAACGCGTGCGAGATCAAGACGGCCATCCACGCCGAGGGCGAGGCGACCCGGACGCTCCTGCAGCAGCAGGAGAACCAGCGTCTGCGCGACGAGCTCGCGCAGAGCAGAGCCGCGAACAACGACTACATGCAGTCGCAGTACATCCTCGGCCAGCTGGGCCGGTACTACCAGAACCCGCCCTGCAATCCGTGCGGCTGCGGCGGCTGACGCGGACCCATCCTGATATAGCTATCCGGGGCATAATGCCCCTTCACATAAGCCCAAACGGAAGGAGTAATGAAAATGGCTTGTAATAACGGCAATGGAAATCGGGCGTATCAAAAATCCTGCGTCCGATATTTTAATAACGCGCCCCAACTGCTCGCGGCAGACAGCGAAAACGTGCTGACGCTGGCCGGGGCAAAGGTCGTCAATTCCGGTTCGTCCATCCAGGTCGAGCCGCAGAGCTACGACACGGTCAAGATCGGCCTGTATCATCTGGCCGCAGATGCGGTCATCGCGGCGACGGCCGCGGGCGTCCTGACCCTGCAGTGGTACATGGACGGCGTCGCGCTGCCCTGCACGCTCAAGCGCGTCACGCTGCCGGCATCCGGCAATGCGGAGATCCACACGGAGACGGATCTGGAGCTGTCCGGGTGCTGCTGCTGCGTCAATCATACATTCACGCTCGTGGCGACGACCGACAGCACGGCCGCAGGCTCCGTGATCGAGCTTTGCACGGGGCTGCTCAAGCTCGCATGAGGTGCTATCATGCAGGCGTATAAAGACAAACTCCACGCCGCGCTGCGGGAGATCGCGGAGTGCCCGGTGTCCATGCGTACGGTCGAGCAGGCCGCAGCAGTCACAGATCTGCTGTGCCGGCTGGATAAGATCGAGGACCACGACGAGCCGGAGACGGTCGAGTTTGACCGCGCGACCGCCATGCAGTGGGCGGCAGCCATGCGCAACGCCGACGGCACGACCGGCCCGCACTGGTCGATGGATCAGACCAGCGCCATCGCCGACGGCATGGGTGTCCAGGAAACCGATATCCCACGCTGGGCGTGGGGCGTGACCATGAACATGATGTACTCGGACTACTACCACGTCGCCGTAGAGTTCGGCCTCAACCGCCCGGAATTCTACGCCGCCCTGGCAAAGGCGTTTCTGCTCGATAAAGACGGCCCGGGGCCGGAGCGCAAGCTCATGGAATACTATGAGCATGTGGTAAAATAAAAAGATCCCTCTTCGGTCTGGAGAGGGATCTTCGCTTGCCTGCAATCAACATTTAAATGGTACGCATTCATGTGTACCGTGTAATAGTAGATAGCGAAGTATAGTGGAACGCGCGGAATCAATCGGTAAGGGGATATAGCGTCACGCGCATATCGCTGCCTGCTTTGGAATAGGATTTAGATTGCTTGTGGTAAAGAACTTTTTGCAGGACGGTTTTGAGCAGATCGTTTTTATCCTGCGAAGTTGCGGCAAGGGGGTACGTCTCAAGCACATGGCGGACGGCGGGGGCGAGACGGGCGCGGGCCTGTTTGGCGCGTGTGATCTCGTCCTGCGCACGCTGGTTCTCTTCAATGCGGGAAATGATCACCTGTTTATCTGCGGCGAGCGCCTGAGAACGCTGAAGGAAAATCTCCGGCGTGTAAACGCCGGTCTCGACGAGCTCGTATGCGCGGGCTTCCTGCGCCTCCAGCTTAGCAAGCTGCTTCTGGTCGGCGCTGATGGAAGCGGCGAGCGCGTCCAAAAGCGAATGATCGTCGCTGTTCTCGGAATTGCCGAGCTCCAGCTCGCGCAGCCAGCCACGCAGAGCATCCAGCACGGCGTCCTCCACATCCTCATACCACGCGCTGACGGTCGTGCAGCCGTAGGAGGGACAAAGGAGCGTATCACGCCGGCCACCGGAAGACGGGCGGCGCACCATCACGCGGCCGCACTGGTCGCAGCGAATGAGCCCGGCGAGGCTGGTCACGGTCTGCCACGCACCCTTTCCACGCGGGCTGGCGCTGGAATAGCTCAGAGCGACGGCCTTGTCGTACTGCTCCTGCGAGATCAGGCCGTCGTGCAGCCCTTTATAAAGATTCAGATCCTCCTGCCGGGTGCGGGGGCGACTGACGACGACAGCGCCGTCGACAATGCGCTTCGTCTCCGGTCGGCCACCGGATTTGATCCAGCCCGCATTTGCTGGATTGCGCAGGATATCCAGCACAGAGTCCGTGCGCCAGAGGCTGCCGGAGTTGGTTGGGACGCCGAGGCTGTTCAGCCGCGTGGAGATCGCCTTCGCGCCGATGCGCGCGCAGCCCTCGCCGGTATACCAATCATAAATCTGCCGGAGGATCGGGGCCTGTTCCGGGTGCGGGATGAGTTTATAGCCCTTGTCGTTTGGCAGCTTCTCCCGAAGCCAGCCAAATGGCGTTTTCCCGGAGATCCATTTACCCTCGCGCAAAGAAGCCTCTTTCCCACGCGACAGGCGGCGCTTGATGGTATTGTATTCCCGCCGGGACATGAACAAACCGAACTCGAAGTATTCCTCGTCCATTTCGTTGTTTGGGTCATAGACTTTGTTCGGGGTAACGATCTTTGTATTGGAATACTTGAAAGTCTGCGCAATAATGCCCTGGTCGATGGTGTCGCCGCGCGCCAGACGCTCGACCTCCATAACGAGGACACCCGCATAGCTGCCGGTTTCGACAAGCTGCAAGACCTTCTGTACCTCCGGACGGACGGCGATAGAGTCGCCGGTCACGACTTCCTCGCAGATCTCCACGACGTTCAGGCCGTTGTTTTCGGCCAGAGACAAGAGCGTGGCACGGTGGCGCTTGAGCGTGTCGGTCTGCCCAAGTGCTTCGGCCTCCATATCCTTGCGGGATTTGCGCAGGTAAATGATGTACTGCGCGAGCGGGTCGGAGATTTTCCAGGTAGATGTAAATTTCATAGGCAGATTCTCACCACAAGGGCAAAAGGTTATACGGATACCGCTTCGGCGCCGGCCGGGGCGGTTTTATTTATGTGCGGATCCAGCCGATTGATGGGATGAGCACGTCGGCCACAAGCGCAAGGGCACACAGCAAAAGAATACCCAAGAGGATGAGCAACACAAGCCGGTGCATGCGCAGGGACTTCTGCTGCTGGGCAAGCTGCGCGCGAAGGGCCGCGTTCTCGGCGCGGAGTTTTTCAGCATCGGAAGACTCGGCAGGCTCGTCATGCGGAATGCCGAAATACTCATCCATGGAGACACCCATCTCCCGGCAGATCGGGCCGACCGTGTAAACAGACGGATTTTTGATGTCGCCGCGAAAGAACTGGGAGACGGTGCCGACGGAAAGGTCGGTATTTTCGGCGACGTCCTGGTTTGTTTTGTGCGGAGTGATCGTCTGCTTCTGCTCACGGCACAAATCAGATAATTTTTCCTTCAAAACATGTCATTCCCCCCAAAAAAGCAAGACGTCTGACTGCAAAAAGCAACTGTAACATCTTTACAAGTCTACCATGGACAGGCTACCATATAGTTACAGACGGCTCCCGGTCGCCTGCGCAAGCAAAAGCCCGCGCCGTTGTTCGGCAAGCGGCGCGGGCGACGCCTACCTATATCTTACAACTTTTGGGAGGTGCGAACAAGACGTAAAGATTAACAAAAAAAGAACGCGGTTTTTGTGGAGAAATGGAGACGGGAATGGAAAAGACGATGGAACAGATTGAAAACATTTTAGAGTGGGCCACACTGGATCAGCTGAAAATCATCCTGCGATTCCTGCGGAACATCATAAAATAAGCGCCGGAACGGGAAACCGTTCCGGCAGGACGTTATGGGTTACAATGCTCGCATGGCTCATATCCGGCGTCAATGGCAGCATCTCTGGATTTGAAAATTCTACGGTTATCATCATCAGGAAGATAGGAGCACGATGAACGATGAAATTTATGGCTCTTTTTATTCCCGACATATTCACTGGATACATAACCGGATGGACGATTAGAGCCAACACCAGAAGATTCACGCGAGGAAGAATCGGATGCAGAAGAAGGAGCGGAATGCGGAGCGCTTTTTGCGGGGCGAGAAATAGCGTGAAACAGAAAAAATCCGACCAACAAAGCGACAAGTACAACGAACCCCAGACGGGTAGCTTTTTTCTGAGCATCAAAGCGCGTCTTCAACTCAGCGTATTCGGATTTAGCTACTGCTGCGTCATGCTTGTATAAAGCGGCTTCACGCTTTGCGATTACGGCCTCCTGGCGGGCTATTGCTGCGCTCCTGCGGGAATCCATAACGACAGCATCTGCGGCAGAAAGAACGTCCTGCGTAGACTGGACGACGGCAGATACAGAAGCTAACTTCTTGTCATAAATACGGCGAAGCGCAACACACTGACAGTAGAATTCGTAGTCCTGAAGTGTCTGAATGGGCTTACCAGAGTATGGGTTGTATTTGCCTTTGGAAAGAGGGAAAGAAAGGCTGCTTTGAACGGCTGCAATCTCTTTGCAATATGCCGTTTCGTCAATGTGAGGGTCTGGAAGAACGGGGGCGTGTGGGAGACTGCTTGAAGCGGAAAAGCGGATACCGGAATAATGGGGAACCGAGATATTAGTAACTGAGTCCGAGCGTTGCGTCGTCGTATCCGTTACGATATCCATCTTGGTAAGCCTCAGTTCGTGCTGCTTCCAAGTCATCGCTTGTGTACTGCCGCGGAGAGCAGGATGTGCAAAGGATGAGAAGAACAAGAAGCACGACGCAGATTATAGACATTGTTTCGGCATACGTCCGCATAAATACCACCCTCTACCAGAATACAGAAAATGCAGGGAGCAGTCAAGCACACCTGAGATTTTCTGTATATTTTGACGAATAAAAAGAACACCGGAAGCAGGTTATTTGCTTCCGGTGATTTTTTTTGCGTATTCGAGGATGTTGTCCCAGAACTCCGGGGGCATTTCGAGGGCGGCTGCAATGCCGCGTTTGCGTGTGGATTCGTCGGCTTCGGCCAGAACGTCGGTAAACATCAGGGCCATGCGTTCATTTTCGCTGCGCTGGACGTACATTTCTCCTTCGCCGTCCTCCAACCATGCGAGAGAGACGTTGAATTTATCGCAGATATCCGAAATTGTGCGATCCGTGAATGGCTTTCTGCCAGAGCATAGGGCAGATATGTGCGGCTGTGTCAAATGCAATGTGTCGGCTAATTCGGTCTGTGTCAGGTGTTGATCTTTCATCAAATAGACAAGTCGTTCGCCAATTGTGTTCACTGTGTTCACCACCTTTCACTGAGACTGTAGCACAACACGGAATAAAAATCAAGAGAAAAATATTTCAAAGAAATAAAACTATGCTTGACAACATAGAAAAGATATGCTACGGTATAGAAAAGAAATAATTCGAGCGAGGTGAGAACAATGTCAGAGGAACAGAAGAAGCAGGTCGAGGGTGTGCTGCATGAGATGAAGCACATGAACCAGCAGCAGATCGAGGTCATGATCGCCTATATGCAGGGCGTGGCTACGGCGGCGAAGCTGATGAGCGAGAAGAAGGAGGCCGTCTGATGGTACTCGACGACAACCTGCGGCAGAAACTCGAAGAGCAGCTGGAACTGCTGGCCGAGCGAAGCCGGAAGCAGGAAACCACAAACGAGGATCTCGCAAAGCTGACGGAGCAGATGGTCTGCATCGTGAGCTTGCTGGAATCGGAACCTTGATTATGCGTAATATTTCCAATTCAGGAAAAGCTAAAGCCGGAAGGAGGCTGAAATCATGCCGAAGCACTATGATCCCATTGCGGAGGAAGAACCGCATATCGTGGCGGAATACCACTTGAAAAACTGCACGGCTCTGATTGCGGACAACTATCTGCGCCGACTGACGCCAGAGCAGAAGGAAGCGAACCGACAGGCCGCCCGCCGCGTCGCATGGCGCATCATCGAAGCCGCCATCGCCGAAGGCCGCCTGCCAGCTGTCAGTAACTAACGCGCCGGGAGGCGCGTACATAAAAACGAAAAGGAGAATTTACTATGAATTACATCAACAACCCGAACACTATGTGCTGCTGCTCCTTCGATCACGGAGACTTCATCCATGTAGAGCGCAGAACCGTTCTTGTCGACATTGTGGGCGGAAAGGTCTGCGAGCTCGGCAACGTTACGCCCGGCCACAGCTATGACTGCGAAGATCGCTGGGCGCTGATTAAAAACTACGTAGTCATCGCGTACTACCCCACAGAGGACGCAGCGAAGAACGCATACGATAAGCTCGTGGACGAGTTTGCGATCCGGGGCCATGTGTTCACGGTATCGGAGGCGTAACATCATGATCGCCGTTTTTGGGAAACGGGGGCCGGACGGGAGATTTCTCCCGGGCCAGACTTTTGAATGCAAGCGTCCCGGCGAAGAAAACGGCGAGTCCGTGATCGATGCCTTAGCCCGCTGGGCGGCGGAACGATACCGCCGGGAACAGGAACAGAAGGAGGCGAAGAAGACGTGATAAAGCTGATCGTAGAGGATTATTGCCAAAACTGCCCGCTGTTTGAAGCGACGGTGACAAAACTGACGGCATACGGGAGCACATGCGAGAGGCACGCTGAGGGCTTCGCGGATACAGAGATCAGATGTGAGCACGCAGAGCGCTGCGCAGCCATCGCGGGGCGACTCAGAAAGGAGCTTGGGAATGGATGATTTCCTCAAGTTTTTTGCCGAGAAGGTGAAGACCTACCCGATGCACCTTGAGATCACCTACAGCAAGGTAACGGACTGGGGCGTCCGGGTGTGGCGGAGGGGCACCGCCTACGACGGGGACGACGAAGAACTCGTCAACGTCCAGGACTGCGACGCGGAGCTGTGCTTCGCGGTCGCGCAGGTGCAGCTGAAAAACTGGCTGCTGGAACACGAAGGAGGCTATTAACCATGGCAAATGCCCGTACATACACCCTGACGCTGAATGTGCAGGAGCTGCATGATCTGATTGAGGCGGCGCTGGTGTGTGAGTGCCAGTCGGCGCAGATCATAAACGGGCTCAAGCGCAAGGGGATGGACCTGGACGCGCAGAAGCTTGTGACACAAAATGCCCGTCTGGCGCGGCTCGTCCGGCGGATGCAGGAGACGAAGGAGGAAACCAATGGATAACGGGAAGGTACACGTCGAGATCGGCATGGACGGCAAAAAAACGGTATCTGCGCTATCCGGCAGCGCACTGGAACTGAGCGCTGCTGCCGCGCGAATCCTGAACATATTTTATGCCGCGTTCTGCCAGCGAGGAATAGGCGAGGAATTCAAGGAAACCATGCGCTACTGCGTGAACCGGGAGGACAGCCCGGTATGGAGGAAGGAGTTGGCAGAATGAGAACCAATCTTGCAGAGCGGCGGATCGGGTATGAGCCGCCGGAAATTCCTGAAGGGGAAAGCCTGGAGGAGCGCCGGGAGAGAATCCGGGCGATCTACCAGTGGCGCAAGGCCATGCGGCGGCTGGCGAAGGTGGGTTGCATCTGGCTGTCGGGCGTGGGCTTCGCGCTGTGCATCATCGCGGGCTGCGCCCACGCGGCGGAGATTGCCGCCGTCCTCGGCGGCGTGTCGCTGATGACGTTTTTTACAGGGATATGCCTGTGAAGGAGCGGAAGATCACAGTCGACTTCCGCCCTGACCAGCTGGCGGACGTAATCGAGGCGGTGAACGCCTACGCGGACGATCTCAAGAATGATCGGGCGCTCCTGTGCGAAATGCCGAAAATCGACCACGAAACAACGGATGCGCTGCTGGCGCAGGAGACGCGGCTGCAAAAGCTGGCGTACTGGCTCCAGTGCGTGCAGGACGAAGCGCTATGACGGCGCAGATCTACGCGCCGCGCATGCGGCAGATCCCGCCGCCGTGCGCGAAGGACTGCCCCGGCCGGGAACCCGGATGCAGCGCACGCTGCTGCAGCTGGACGCTCTATGAGAGCATCCGGAACCACATCTACGACATCAACCACCGGGCCAAACTCAGCCTGGAGCCGGACATAGCCGCCATCCGGCAGATCGAGCGGGCGGCAAACAAAGACAGGAGGGGCAAGAGCTATGCGGCAAAATAGTATCAGCTATCCGGGCGAACGGCCCGCGAAGCGCGCGGATATCGTCGAGCAGCCGGGCTACGCCGGGAAGCACTATTTCGTGGTGAACTACGCAGGGCGGCGTTTGGAGGTGCAAAAGCGGAATGAAATGGCATATTGCAAGTATCAGCTGTGGCAAGGACAGCCTGGCCATGCTCCTAATGCTGATTGCCAAGGGCTACCCGCTGAATGAGGTGGTTTTCTACGATACTGGAATGGAGTTTGAGGCGATTTACCACACACGGGATCAAATACTACCCCGCCTGGAGCAGCTGGGGATCAAGTACACCAGACTGGAGCCGGAAAACCCGTTCCTGTTTGATATGCTGGAAAGGCCGGTTTGCAGTAAGCAGAAAGGCACACACCAAGGTTATGGCTGGTGTGGCGGCCTCTGCCGCTGGGGAACCACGGGGAAGCTGAAAGCCATAGACAGGTACGCGGAGGCGCGGGACGCTATGGTTTACGTTGGAATAGCTGCCGACGAAACGCCGCGACTGGAAAAAGAACGGAAGCCGTATAAACTGCACCCGCTGGCGGAGTGGGGCATGACGGAAGCCGACGCCCTGGCATATTGCTATGAAAACGGGTTTTCGTGGCTGGAGGGCACGATCCGCCTTTATGACGTGCTGGACCGTGTTTCGTGCTGGTGCTGCTGCAACAAGAACCTGCGGGAACTGCGGAATATGTGTATTTACCTGCCGGAATACTGGGAGCGCCTGAAAGACCTGCAACGGAAAATAGACAGGCCAATGAAAGGCTATTACAAAGGCAAGCCGCGCGGCGTGTTTGAACTGGAACAACGGTTCCGCGCAGAATTGGAACAGGAGGCAAGAGCATGAGTATTATTTGCATAGCCAAGGGAACGGCAACCATGGGGGCATACAACCATAGGCCACGGCGGAGAGGTCACCAGCCAGGAACCGGCACGGTGGGAAGTATCACACAAATTACGCAATCTGTGAACGGTGCGGAAAACTCTGTTACCGGGTGCGTCGATTTCAGAAACTGGGAATGGCGCGGCGCGCCGGAGGGAGGATGCAAGGCATGAGTAAAGCTGTTTTAATCAGCATTCGCCCGGAGTGGTGTGAGAAGATCATCAACGGGAAGAAGACTGTTGAGGTGCGCAAGACGCGCCCGAAGATGGATACGCCGTTTAAGTGCTACATCTACTGCACTAAGGACGGCAGAGGGAAACTCATGGTCAACGCTCGTGCGGAGCACCCGGCCATTACGGCAGGATCAGCCAATGAGCGGGAGCACAGGAGGAACACAATGGAAAAGAAAATTCTTGATGTTACGTGCGGTTCCCGCACGATCTGGTTCAACAAAACACATCCGGCCGCAGTGTATTGCGATAGCAGGCGCGAATCATACACTGGAATCTGGAAAAGCACGAAGAATGATTCTGAGCGGCAATGTGTGATAGCCCCTGATATACAATGCGACTTCACGGATCTTCCGTTCGCAGATGATACATTCGCGCTTGTGGTATTCGATCCTCCACATTTGGAGCGTGCAGGTGAAAACTCGTGGATGCGGAAGAAATACGGTGTGCTAAGCGACAACTGGCCGCAGATGCTGCATGATGGTTTTCACGAGTGTATGCGTGTTTTGAAACCGGATGGGGTTTTGATCTTCAAGTGGTCGGAGGTGCAGATTGAGGCTAAAAAAGTGTGGGAAGCAATCGGAGAGAAGCCACTGTTCGGGCACAGAAGCGGAAAACAGGCAAAAACATTTTGGGGGTGTTTTATGAAATTAGGATTGCAGGACGCGCCGGAGGAAGGAGACAAGCATGAGTAAAGCTGTTTTGATCAGCATTCGCCCTGAGTGGTGTGAGAAGATCATCAGCGGGCGGAAGACCATTGAGGTGCGCAAGACGCGCCCGAAGATGAACCCGCCGTTTAAGTGCTACATCTACAAATGCGGAAACGGCAAAGTCATCGGGGAATTTCTGTGCGATGAGATCAGCAACATTAACTTCGGCTGGCACATATCCAACCTCATGATTTACGACACCCCGCGCGAACTGCGGGAATTTTACGCTGTGCCAAATGAGGTAGAAGTAGCGCTCAAGGCAAAACCCAGGCCAATCACCAGCCCGCCGCAGAGCTGGCGATATGTGGAGGAAGAGACATGGAACGACTGACAAGACCCAATCTCAACGTAGATCCGGGCACTGACCGATTTCTGCACGCCGCGATCGGCGGCAAGGAAATCGACTGGAAGCAGTGCCGGGACAGCACGCTCAACGTGCTGATCAACGGCCCGACGAGCAACGGCTTTGGCAAGGATATTTTCCGCAAGATGGCCCGCGATCTGTACGGACGGCTGAAAGCCATCGAGGACACGGGGCTTGAACCGGAAACAGTGGAAACGGTTAAGCTCGCGCTGGCCGCAAAGCACATGGTTGATCTCGAAACGCTCAACAATACGCCAATCAGCAGGCTTGTAGAGCTTGCCGAGGCCGACAAGGACGGGCGCGTGGTCGTGCTGCCGTGCAAGGTGGGCGATACGGTGTATTTTGCTTTGCTTGGAATAATCGTTGAGAAGCAGGTATTTAGCATCGTTTCGTTTTTAAATTCCACAAGAATTTACTGTGGCGGAACCAGCGAATATTTCAGGCCAGAAGATATAGGGAAAACCTTCTTTCTCGCCCGCGAGGAAGCCGAGAAGGCTTTGCAGGAAATGGAGGGCAAGAAGGATGGCTAAGTACATAACAAGCGAACAACTGCAGGAGATAATGGACGCGGAGGAAAGAGGACTCGATAAATACAACGAGGTACTGCGGCGGATCGCCGGAATCGAGGCAAGGGAATATACCACATACCAGTATTTTGATGAACGCGGTGAATATGTAGGCGACGACAACGAGATGTTGCTTGAAGATATACTGGATAACGCAGGTGTGGAGGTGCGCGATGACTGAAGAATTTATCAGCAGAACCGAGGCGCTGGAAGACTTTGAATCCTGCAACGCGGAAAATCCGAACTGGACACCTCAGCGGGTGAAAACGCTCCTGCTTCGTCAGCGCACTGCCGACGTTGCGGAGGTGGTGCGGTGCAAGGACTGCAGGCACAGTAAGTATGCAGCGTGGTGCGAGGGATATGCGTGCTGCAGAACAGTTGGAGAGTATCATCGCGCAGATTTTGGATGCACAGCCGGAAAACTGCGAACAAACGGAGTTACAGAATGAGCGGGCTGCGGTTTGCATCCATGGCGGACATGCCGCCGAGGATGCGGGAGGCTTACGCGCGGCAGGTGCTCCCGGAGGCGCGGGCGCAGCAGAGCGCGGCCAAATACCACAACGCACCCGCCGAGCGGGCCGGGATCCGGTTCGACAGCCAGAAGGAGGCGCGGCGGTATGACGAGCTGATGGTCATGCTGCGCGCCGGGATCATCTCCGATCTGCGCCTGCAACCGCAGTTCACCTTGCAGGAGAGCTACATCACCGAAACCGGTGAGCGCATTCGCGCAGTGCGGTACACGGCGGACTTTTCGTACAAATTCGGCGGCAAGCTTGTCGTCGAAGATGTGAAGTCCAAGCCGACGCGGACAAAGGAGTATCTGCGCAACCGGAAATTTATGCGGTCGAAATTTGGGACCGACATACAGGAGATTTAAACATGCCGGAAGAAAAAAACGTGAGCAGCCCGCACGCAGGGTGCGGCCTGCCGAAAGGCGGAAACGCCTGCCAGTACGCAAAACTCGCACCGGATTTCTGCGAACGGTGCGGCTGGAATCCGGAGGAGCAGGCGCGGCGCAAGGCGCTGCCGTTCAAAAAGAGCGAGGACGGCCTGCTGCACAAGGATATCAGCACCAAGGAATAGGCAATCAGCCAGGGAACCTTATTTTTTTTGGACATATGCCGCGGCCGCTCCGCCATGAGACGGCTGCGGGAGGATCACCCTGGCTTTGCACCCGGCGCACGGAACACTCCCTCAAGCTCCGCGCGCCGGGGAGAAAAAGCGCGTGTGGAACGTGCGCGCGAACAGAAACCGTCAACGTTACCCCACACGGGGGTCTCGCATAGCCTCCGTGCATCGCTTGCCTCCTTCTTTATAAGCCGCCTGACGGCAGTCAAGGGCGGCTCGCCCGGAAATGCGCAGCGTTTGACAAGCGAGCGCGGCGCGCCGGTGCGCAGACGGTGAAAGCCCGTCCTGCCTACGGGGGCCGGAATACCGGCCCCCAGACGAAGGAGTGTGAAACTATGGGCAAATCCAACAAGGTCGCGCTGGTCTGCCAGGTCTGCGGGGCCACATTTTACAAAGTGCCGAGCGCGATCACGGTGGAGACAAGGTGCTGCTCGAAGGAGTGCCGCGGGAAAGTGCAGGCAGAAAGACTGGAGCAGCGCCGACGGGAGCTTGCGAAGGAGCTGGAGGGCCTGCGCACCGAGAGCCCGGAAGGAGAAAAGCGCCTGCCGCACAGGCTCGTCCGAATCCGCATAACGGCCAAAGTCCCGGTATGGCCGGAATACCAGCCAAGGATCGGAGCCACATACCAAGCGGAGCGGTACCCAACGTTCAAAGCGCCGGGATATGTGATCGAGTCCGGCGGCAAACGCATCAATATCCGCGCCGATGAGTGCGTGGAAGTATGAAAGGAGATCAAAATGGCAGGAATCATGGGACTGTTCGCGTCAGAACTGGATGAGTTTGTCGCGGACTATGACAATCAATTCTGGGACGCGAGTTTCCACGGCGAGACTTACCCGCCGCGGATCATCATGGAGCGCTCTACGCCGCCGCTCTACCGGGTGGAGGACGACGGATCAAAGACGCTGGAGCCGAATCCGACGATCCAGATCATCGGCAGTGTGGACACGGAGGTCGTCACGACTGGCAAGCTCCAGATCAGCAAAAAGGACTTCACCAAACTGACCAACCGCGCCGCCGCTCTGCTGGAGCTGTTTCTGCACGGGTTTATGCAGGAGCGCAAGGAAATGGAGGCGGCGAATGCTGATTGAAATTCTGGAGCTCGCCGCCGCGCTGGAGTGGATCGCGCTGGGCGTGCTGGTATACCTCAAGGCGCGCAGCCTGAGCCGCAGACTGGATGCGCTGTGCGGCAAGCTGCCAATCGGCCCGGGGCCAGATCCTGCGGGAAAAAGAGGCCCGTGGGGGATCTGCCCGGAATGTGGGGCTGTCGGCCATTGCTACTGGGATGAAAAAACAGATACGCGCACGTGTATGGCGTGCGGGCACAAGGACAACGGAACTATCCGCTGAACGCATGGCCGGAATCTCCGGCCACGCTTTGAGCGGGCAGAAGACCTGTAGGGGCGGACGGCTCTGTCCGCCCGGGAGAAAGAGGTATGGATGATGGCAAAGAGACACAAGCGCCGCCTGTTTACAGGGGCGGTATGTACGCAGATCGTTTATACCGTGTCCGATGGCGCGGACAAAAAGACCAGCAAGCCGCGAAAGCCGCGCTTCCAGTCGCAGGAAGAACGCGAGGAATTCAACACCAGGATCTCGGCTGCAAAGTTCGCGGCGCTGGTCAACGCCAACTTCTCCCCGTCGAGCTATTACTCCACACTCACGCTCGACCCCGAACATGAGGTACATACCGCGCAGGAGATGCGCCGGATCCGGGATAATTTTTACCGACGCATGGCCTACCGCTACCCGGACGCGAAGATCGTCATCGTCTACGGCCGGGGCAAGTCGACCAACCGCTTCCACCTGCACCTGATCACGGATGGCATTCCTGCCGATGAGCTGGGCAGGCTCTGGGGCCTCGGCAGCGTCATCGACTGCAAGCCACTGCGGAAGCACAACTACTATCTGGATGAGAACGGAAATAAGGTCGACCACGGGCAGGACTACACGGCGTTGGCCAACTACCTGCACGGCCACTGGCGCAAGGAGTTCGGCGGCCACCGGTACAAGGCCAGTCGCAACTGCGCCCGGCCGGAGCCGGAGCCAGCGACCGAGGCGGTCCGGGACTACAGCCCGACGCGCCCGCCAGTCGCCCCGCGCGGCTACATCCTCGTCGAGTCCAGAGCCACGCAGTATGGATTTCTATATTTCAAATATGTATGGGATCCCAAAAACGAGACACATAAGCGGAACGGGAGCCGCCTTCTTTAAGCCTTGTAAATGTGTTGAGTTTTAGAACGAAAGGGTGATAGAGACGAGCGACTACTGGCACAGGGAGTATATCTGCCCATTCTGGCAGGCGGCCGGGAAAAAGACGATCCGCTGCGAGGGAGAATGCGTGCTCGCATTTCCTGAGC